CAAGCTAATAGTGCTTCTGGTAACACTGTGGCTCTACAGTCACAGATGACTACAACTAATACTAATATCACTAATGTTGATACCTTTGCCGGCTCAGCATTTAGTGCAGCTAATACCGCAGCAGCCAATACTGTTTATCTGAATGCTGTTAACGATCTTCAAAACACTAATATCACTAATGTTAATACCTTTGCTGGTTCAGCATTTAATACTGCTAATAATGGAGTAAATTTAGCCACGGCAGCATTTAGTGCAGCCAATACAGCAGCAGCTAATACGATATATCTGCAAACAATTAATAATAATCAGAATACTAGTATTACTAATATTAACACCTTTGCTCAATCAGCATACGATCATTCTAATACCCGCTTCAGTTCTTCTGGTGGTACAATTTCAGGTAATGTAACTATACAGAATAATTTAAGTGTTCTAGGAAATGTAAATTTTATTGGAAATGTTAATTCTATACAGGTTACAGGTAATAGTGGTCAATTCTTTGGTTATGCATCAAATGGATTTAATGCGTTGTATGCGGGTATTCCAGTTGGATACGACTTTCAACCACAGACAATTTTTCAAGCATCTGCAAATGAAGATGGTTATGCACAGATTAATATACAAAATATTAATACTGGTGGAAATGCATCCAGTGATTTAGTTGCAACTGCCGACAATGGAACTGAAAATGATACTTATGTTTCTGTTGGAATAGGAAGCAGCAGTCATAGTGATCCGGACTTTACATTAGTTGGACCTAATGATGGTTTTATCTATGTTTCTGGAAACACGACTACGGGTGGTGGGGATTTAGTAGTCGGAACATTTTTACCACAAAACGATATAGTTTTTGCTGCTGGTGGCATGAACGCAGAAAATGAACAGATGCGTATCACCGGTTCAAGCAACACAGTTACTATACAAAATAACTTGAGAGTAGAAGGTAATAATGTTACTATTGGATACTCTGCGGGTGCAAATACTCAAGGTAATTTTTCTATAGCAATTGGGTACGCAGCAGGTCAAAACAATCAAAATATTGCAGCTATAGCCGTAGGAGTAGGCGCTGGTCAACTTAATCAAAGTGATCTTTCTGTAGCACTAGGTTATCTTGCAGGCGGTGAATCGCAAGGTCTAAAGTCAGTTGCCGTTGGTCCGCTAGCCGCACAGATTTCACAAAATAACTATGCCATTGCCGTTGGTAGTGACGCCGGACGATTTAATCAAGGTAATGTAGCTATAGCGATTGGGCACAGTGCAGGTAATAGTAATCAAGGACTCCAAGCTGTAGGAATTGGTTATGGTGCGGGTGCAAATACTCAAGGTGTTTATGCTGTAGCTATTGGGTCGGAAGCAGGTAAGATCAATCAAGGTGAAAATACTGTTGCAATTGGTCTTGTTGCAGGACAAACAAATCAAGGATTTGGTGCTGTGGCTGTGGGCGCTGGTGCAGGTATAAACACTCAGGGTTCCTATACTGTTGCCATTGGTCTTAACGCTGCTCGTAATCCACAAAGTCAAGGTGCTATTGCAGTTGGACCGTCTGCCGCAGAAGATTATCAAGGTGAAAGTGCTATTGCAGTCGGAGGGGTTGCAGGCCAACAAAGTCAAGGTAATAATGCTGTTGCCATTGGTTATGCAGCCGGTAGATCCTTCCAAGGTTACAGATCAATTGCAATTGGATACGAAGCGGGCCAAAGTAATCAACCTGGTAACAGTATTATTATTTCCGCTAATGGGCAATTAAATGCTGCTAATTCTGGATTGTTTATTGATCCTATTAGAGCAAATACAGCAACTGACGTACTATACTATAACACCACTACTAAAGAAATTACATATGGTGCTGGTGGCGGTGGAGGAAGCGATACAGTAGCATTTGCGGCATACGCACAAGCAAATGCAGCAACGGAAGTTAATAATACACAGAACACCAATATTACTAATGTTAACACCTTTACTCAAGCAGCATTTAATACTGCTAATAATGGAGTAACACTAGCAAATGCGGCATACGCACAAGCAAATGCAATACCAACAAGCATCAATACAAGAGGGCTACAAGCAGCAGCAAGTTATTTTCTAACATTCGTTGATGCTAACAATTCCACTAATGCTGCTGAAACTATCCATACTCATAATAATTTGAATTATAATCCATCGTCAGGTTCATTATCTGCCAACTCATTAGGTATTGGTACCTCAGCTTCAGGAACTAATGGAGAAATTCGTGCAACTGGTGATGTTATTGCTTTTTTCTCTGATGAGCGATTAAAAGATATATTAGGAACAATACCTGATCCTATTAATAAAGTTATGCAGATATCTGGTGTTTTCTTTAAGAACAATGATGTCGCAAATAAATATGGGTACACAAAAAAACATACACAAATTGGAGTAATAGCACAAGAAATACAAAAGGTATTACCAGATGCTATTGATTTAGCACCATTTGATACAGAGTATGATGCTGATGAAAATAAATATAGTCGAAGTGGTAAGTATTATCTAACTGTTCGTCATGAAAAAATTATACCGCTTTTAATTGAAGCGATCAAAGAGCAACAAAAAAATATAGATATATTACTTGAGAATCAAAAAGAACTTTCTCAAGAAATTGAAAGGTTGAAGAAAGAGATTTAACGATGCCAATTCCAGGACCGGGTCAAGCAATATCAATCAATTCAATTGTTACTGAGTTTGGAGGATCTGCTCCACATGCAACAAGTGAATATTATCGTAATGGTGGTTTGGTACCTAATAATCCAATTAACGCTGCTATTCCGACATCTGGTACAATACGGCTCTCTAATTTTTATGGTTCTGGGAATGTTCCGGTGAGAGTTTCAATACCTTTAGTTATTTCATCAGCAACCAATAACTATAATGTTTACACAAATCGTGGACCAACATATGTGCCGGGGATTTCCGATATTACAGTTACAGTGAATCCTGGAGTAGTTGTAGGAAGTTCATCTGTTTTTAATTTTGCTTTTTCAGTTCCTTCGGATTTTGCAGCTGGAGATACAGTAACGGTTGTTAATAATGGTATAATTATTGGCACTGGTGGTAGCGGCGGCAGAGGCAATCCAGGTGGATCCCAAGGATCACTAGGAGGTAACGCTCTATTAGTAAATAGATCGACATCCATCGTCAATAATGGAACAATAGCAGGAGGCGGCGGAGGTGGTGGTGGCGGAGGACATCAACTTGCGCCTCGACCAAGCAAACAAGGCGGTCCCAGAACAGGTGGAGGCGGCGGCGGTGGTGGTGGCGCCGGCGGTGCTCCAGGCGGACTTCCAGGACCAGGCAGTACTCCAGGAGGCGCCGGACAAGCCGGAGGTCCAGGACCAGCCCAAGCCGGTGGAACTGGCGGAGCTGGTGGAAATTGGCCGGCTGGCGGCGGCCTCGTTGTTGGCGGTGCTGGTGGTGCTGGCGGAGGAATGGGAGCTGCTGGTGCTACTGGAACACCAAGGCCCAGTTCTGGTGGAAATTTAGGTGGAGGTCCTGGAAATTTTATTAATGGTAATCCAAATGTAACATGGGTCGTAGCAGGTACTCTACTAGGTCCCGGAGTTTAATATAACTATAGGAATTTTATGAAAACAATTTTTATGAAAATACATCAATTTGACGAAGAAAGTCATTCATTAGTAGTATCATTTGCATCGGACACAACAAAATACCAAGATCCAGACAGATATAGAGCTTATGCATTTCAACCAATGCATATGTGGCCAGGTATAGACGATCTTGAAGAAATAAAAAAACGAATAGCGATTTCCGGAATCTCTCTTACTGAACAACAAGAACGTGATGAAAAGTTTTTTTCAGATACAGAAAAAATACAAAAATATAAAGATATGGTTGGAGAACTAAACTCTTATCCAATAGAAAGTTTGGCTCCAATCTCTCCTCCTGAAGTTATTATAGAGGTGTGAAATGTTTAAATCTCATCCTAAAGTATTAAAAGCATTTGATTTGATGGTTGTTAAAACTGAGTCTTTTTCTGGATCTACAGTTACCGTAGAGCCCATACTAGAAAATGTTTTCACAGTTGGATCTACATTTGATTATGTTTGGATGATAAGTAAAGGTCATCTTGTATGTAGAGAAACAACCTCTGGTGAAATTATTGAATTCAGAAAAGGTGAATCCACACTAACAAAACCTTTTTCAAAAGGAGAGTGGAGAATGTTTTTTATGGAAGATACAGAAAGTTTATGTATCAGTCCTTTTTTAAATGAAACAAAAACACAAATACCCAATAAAGTTGCTCCTTTTGCTCTGCTTTCTGGACAAGATTTAGAAATACCGAAAGACTCAAGATTATTTTTAGGATCAGGTTCTTTGCAGATTGATGATCGAACTTTAAATTCTCCTGCACAACTTCGTTTTTCTAAAGGAAATAAGATAGTTCATGCTAATGAAGATTCTTTTGGGTTTTTCATTTTAACATAAATATAATAATCTAGAAAACTTCAAGTATAATAAAAATGGCCCAAATAACAAACAGACAAGAATTTAAGGACTACTGCCTTCGTCGTTTAGGGTTTCCTGTAATTGACATTAACATTGATGACGAACAGGTAGAAGATAGAATTGATGATGCCTTGCAATATTGGCAAGACTATCATTTTGATGGCCTACAAAAAGTATATTATATTAAAGCAATAACACAGGAAGATATCAACAATCGATATATTGACATGAGGCCATCTGTTACTAAAGATAGAGCAAATAATTCTTTAGATATTGTTGGTGTAACTCGCATATTTCCTATTCAAGATTCTCAAGCGACTATCAACATGTTTGACTTGAGATATCAACTACGTCTGAATGAACTCTATGACTTTACTTCAGCGTCTTACATCAACTATACGATGACAATGCAACACCTACGTTCTTTGGAGCTTTTGTTTACTGGAGAAGTACCTATTCGTTTTCAAAGACATATGCATAAACTTTTTATTGATTGGGCATGGGGACCTAAACAGGCAGGTATTGGAACAATAGTTGTTGCTGAGTGTTATGCGGTGATTGATCCAGAAATGTACAATTCAGTTTGGGGTGACCGATGGTTGAAAAAGTATGCTACCGCACTAATCAAACGCAACTGGGGCAATAATCTTAAAAAGTTCCAAGGTGTTCAACTACTAGGTGGTGTCACATTAAATGGAGATAAAATCTACGAGGATGCTGATAATGAGGCAAGAGAGTTAGAGCAAGAAATGCAAAATTCTTATGGTGGACCTTTAGAATTCTATTTGAACTAAGATGCCTACCAGTCACTATTTTAATAACTATAATGCTAGGTATACTGAGCAACGCCTAGTAGAAGATTTGATTGTTGAATCCATTAAGATAATGGGTGTGGCTTGTTATTACATTCCAACCAACTATAATGATCCTGTAGATTTATTATTTGGTGAAGATCCTCTTAAAAAATTCACAACAGCATACCCCATTGAATTGTATCCAAGTAACGTTATGGATTACAAAGGAGACAAAGATTTCTTCAGCAAGTTTGGTCTTGAAATCAAAAACCATATGACAGTCGTTATGTCGAAAAGAAGTTTTCTACAAAGAGTGCCTGTTGATTCTGATTACAATAGACCAAAAGACGGAGACTTAATTTATATTCCTCCTCTCAACGGTGTAGGTGAATTGTATGAAATCAAGTTTGTCAACCAAGATATGGATATGGCAATGCTTGGTCGTAGGGTACCATATTTCTATGAATTAGAACTAGAGAAGTTCAAGTATTCACATGAAACAATTAATACAGGTATACCTGATATTGATATTGTTCAGCAACAAGATGCCTATGCACAAAGATTTATATTAACTGGAGTTTCTGGTTCTTTTGTTATAGGAGAAACTGTTTTCGTTAG